GCAACAACAAGCCCGCCAACAACGGCAACAACAAGCCTGCCAACAACAAGCCCGCCAACAACGGTAACAAGAAGCCCAACAACAATGGCAACAAGAAGCCCAACAACAATGCTAAGCCCAACAACAAGCCCGCGAACGCGTAAGGCTTAAAAAATATAGATATGATAGTAGTATGGCTTTAGGGTGTTTCTGTCAGTCGAGGGAACGAGACCTAAACATCAAAAATTTAAAAGACCTCGCGAATAATTGGATCATGAACGATGAAAATATTGAGAAAGCACAAATACTCATATCCAATTTTTCTGAAAGTGTAAAAGAAGACGATGGTAAAAATCGTACTCATATGAGGAAAATGTGGTATCGTGAAATAGATGGTGACACATCTAAAAAATTAATACATATTTCTAAGTTGTGTGTAGTAAACACTCTGTCAAAACATCTTGAATTGGAACATATTAAGAACATTTTGAAAGAATGGGAAGGTGATAATTTTGATAGCATACACCACACTCTTAACAATTACACCAAAAAGATACGTGATGTGGAAGATGTAGACCTAATCTATTTTGATTCCATAGAAGATCTAGTTAAATTTGAATTAGGTTTAGATTTATATAAACGTCTGGTTCTAATTATAGACTTTTTTGAAAAGTTTCAAGAATTTAAACGATCTGTATCCCAAACCTGTTAGACATAAACCGTTTGACACCTCCAGTAGTTGGAAAACTCCAGAGATACCAACGTGACCAAAATCCAGCCCCGTTGATACCGCTTATTTTCCAGTCCTCTTTATCGCTCCGATTGACGTCTAACATTAGGTTCTGAATCCTATTGGGATCTCTCTCTGCTATAATACGTTTAGGTATCTGACCACCGTGACGCAATACATAAGATCGCATTCGTGAAGGTGTTTTGTGTTTGGTGTAGTCTGAATAACCTCTTGCACCAAAATCAACAGTTTTACCGTCTTCTAAAATTGCCCTGAATTTCTTTTTAGAATCTGGGCTGCGAACAATCCTGACGCGCATACTTAATATCTACAAATATAATTTACTTACCGCAACCACATGCACCGGTGGCGCAATAGTGTTCCTTTTGACCCTCACCGGAGAAAAGAAGGAGTTTCTCAGGGCCACGCTTGACACGGTAGAGGTGATCATACATATGAAGAAGACCAATGGTGAGAGCGAGAGTCGCAACAACGACACCCTTAACTTTGCGAGCCGTGAAGGCGTAGGCGACAATGACACCAGCGATGATCATCTGAACGATGGTGAGCTGGGGGATGGCGGGCATCGTGAAACGATCCTTCATCTCCTTAGTTTCGGTGGTGGGGGCGGGGGCATACATAGAGGTCTTTGGGGTATAACCTGGCATTTATTATGTATAGAGAAAATAATGTGGTACTTGGTTGGAATCCCATTTGTTTTGATTTGTCACGATTTCATGAAATTGCCTGTGGATAGATTATATTTCAACAACTGGAAAAGACCCTTTGTGGGTATGAGAAACACTCTGATAGACTTTATAGCTCACTCACCCACGTATTCACCCTGGAATTTTAAAGGTCTATGGTTAATTAAATCACACTATAAACAGATACGTGAAGAATTTGAAGAAGTTTCAAAAACTCTAGAGAAGACTATGTATCATGACGTAGATCCTTGGTTTGACAAAAATGATAACTACTACCGATACAAATTTGATCAGTTTCCTAAACTCAAAAGTCTTGTTAGACAGATACCCTGTATTGAGGAGTCAACGGCTTCGTTCGCAGTTATGGATACTCCTATGACTCTATCAGCTCACAGAGCTGAAACAAATCATTTACTTAGATATCATCTTACGATACTTGGAAATGGTGATTGTACTTTGTACACAGAAAGAGGGCCACACGTTCATCGTGAGGGTCAAGATTTCCTATTTGATCACTCAAGATACCATGAAGTTATCAAAACTGGAAACAGTAAACGGGTTGTACTTATCCTAGATGTCAAAAGATTTTAGGAGACGAAAAAAAATGACACTGTATTGTATGAAGATTAGAACAATACTTATCATATTGTTCGTAATACTGCTACCGTTTATTCTCAACTTATGGAATGGATATCTTAAACCAGCTCAGAGTGGTAAGTTTAAGGAGTTGGATTGTAGTGTAATATCTAACAGTCTAAATCCATATGTAAATGACATCATACACATCGCACAAAACCATGGTAATAAATCTGCCTCAGGTGCAGTTGAAGGTTACAAGATCACTCGGGGTACAATTAAGGAAAAATTACCACAAGTATTCAAATTGGTAGATGAATATGTATCTAAGATTAGAAGTGATAAAACGAAAGCAGCTGACTGTAAAAATGAACAATACTGTTGGTTTTTGAGATTGTACAACAAAAGTGGTCACTACATTGACTGGCACTTTGACAACAATTTTACTGATGGTAAGAGAAAGACGTATGTGTGTAACATATACACGAGTGAATGCAACACATCACATCTCATGACTAAGGATCGTAACGATAAAGTGAAAATTAACGAGAGTAAAGCTGGAAAGGGAGTGGTATACAATGGTAGTAATGTCAAACATTCAGTTTCTAAGCAACAAAATGGGTGCACTCGTATATCTCTAATTATTCCATTATACGAGAATGATTCAGTGACCCCATTAGGTTGGTTTCGTAGGATAGCGCGTAATATATCTGATAGTGTTTTGAAATTATAAGTGTTTTCGGCAAACTGCGCTATACATGTCACTCCCACCAATGAGTTCTAGAGTTTTATCAGCTACCATACGCTTTGTGAAGGGTCCAGGAGTTCCGTCATTACAACACATACACAAAGCCGAAAGTTTAGTGACGTCACAAGCAAGTGGGATACAGTCTAAAATTTCTCCAAATTTCCTTTGAAAAGAGTCAGCATCAAGACCTGCTATAATTACACTCTTTTCACAGTAAAGACAGCACTCAACAAACTTCTTCAATCTAGGGAAGAACTGTGCTTCATCTATCGCTATGATATCTGCATCATGGAAGGACAAAGTATCCGTGACATCAAAAAGATCATAGGTTTTGAAGCAGTCAAATTTGACATTGTCGTGCGTTTTTAGAACTTCATCAGGGGATCTGGTATCTTTGGAAGAATTTATGACCAAAATCTCTTTTCCAATAACTTTCAGACGCTTAAGTCGACGAATCAGTTCAGATGTTTTACCTGAAAACATATTTCCCATAATTATTGACAACCCCATCTCACCTGATTATTATAATCTTGTATTTTTTATATGGGTGAACTTCACAAATGTATCTTCAACGGCCACAGGGGTTACTACAATCCTAGGACAGGGCGCGTTAGATTTGGAAAGTGTATATATTCCAGTATCGCATCGGCCATCAAATATCTCAAATGACCTTAATAAACACAGGTTTCTCAGGTCTAACCAGGAATAGTCCAACTTGTAAGACCCTTCGCGCGAATTGCGATCCAACTATGATCGTGCTACTTTCCACATACTTACGAGAGTTTGGTCTATGATGATCCAATACCTTTTTCATGGATAAAATCCTTCTTATAGACACGTTGTTACAATGTATAGTATTTAATTCAAGATTAACTGGTTCGTTGTACCTTCCCCATACACTATTAAAAAACAAATCAATATGTTTAGGTTTAGTATTATCGGTTATCAACAGAGAACACGTTCGCCCCATTTATATTCTGTATGATAAAAAATATCACTAAAAAATAAGATGCCTCTCACTGATGCAGCCATCACAAAGAAAGTGGGGCAACTGCGTAAATCTGAAGGTAAGATCTATGCACCCCTCAAATATTTCAGGGGGCTTACAACTCTCAGGGAAGTTGAGACGCGTTATAAGAAAATGCTCAAGCGAGACTACAGGGGATTCAGTACAGACAAAGGACAAAAGACAAAAACTTCCTCCTACACCCAAAAGTTTAGGAAGATGTATCCGGGAGCCAAATCTCTCCCTGAAATTGCTAAGGCTACTAAGATTCCTCTAAAGACCGTGAAGACCATCTACAATAGGGGACTCGCTGCGTGGAGAACCGGGCATCGTCCGGGAGCCTCTCCACAAGCGTGGGGGTACGCGAGGGTTCATAGTTTCGCCACTAAGGGGAAGACGTACTACACTGCTGATAAGGATTTGAGGTGACATGACTTACATAACAGTCTTAAATCGCAATTATTTTCGTGAAATTTACACCAAGCGTTGTTTATTTCTCTATCTTCTTCTAAAAATGCATCAGTATGTGAATTTTT